GTTATTAAATGATTTACTTCTATAATATCTATTTTTTCTTCTCCTTTCATTTAAACGTATATTACTACATTTCTTACATTTACTCATTAACATATTTTTTTTACTTATATCTTTATAAGCAGTTTTAGATGTTAATAGTATTTTACAAATGTAACATTTTTTATTCATATTTAATAACTTAAAGAATTGATTATTTCGAATTTCCCCCACCCCCCCAAACTAAATTAAATTGTTAATTAAGCTAAGGCTACCCAAACGTTAGTTCCAGTACAGTAGTAAGGAACACTTGATGGTCCATTCAAACAAATATCTCCAGCTGTTGCTGTCAATGCTCCATTTGGAGTAGTGGCATCAATAGATGTCCAGATGTAGTTTGTTTTTGTACCATTGTAGAATCCCATACCTTTTACGAACTTGCTGCCAGTACCAGTTACGGCGACAGAAGAAGAAAGGAATGGAACAGCACCAATTGCTGCCGCATTGGTTATGTTAACCTTAATTCCCCATCTAGCAGCTGTATCTGCAGAAGAATCTGTAAGCAACATTGCTACGTTTCCTACTGCTGCTGTTTGAGCTAAATCAAGCAATGTTCCAGTTGTAGTTCCTGTATCAATACCAGTTGAGGAAATTCTAGCTAGAGAAGTTCCTGCACCTAATACTGAAGTTGTGTGACTAATCAATAGTCCAGTTCCAGCACCAAGAGTCAAAGCATTGGAAACGATTTTAATACCATCTCCTGCTGTAGTGTTTACCATTGTTACCAATAGTCCATTTCCTGTTCCAGTTGTAGAGGCTGAAGTTAATTTCATTACACTTCCAGTGAAGCCAGTTGTAACACCACTTTGAACGATATTCAAAATAGTTGTTGCAGTCTGACTAGCGTTAGAAGCAGCTAAATTAACAACAGTTCCAGCTGTTGTTCCAGAAGCTAACACATCTAACAAACCTGCGTTTGAAGTTGATGTATAAGCACCTGTTGCACGAATAGAAACGATACCATTTGTAGCAACTGCTCCTGTTGAAGCTGTTGCAATTCTTAATAGAGAACCTGAAGTCATTCCTGTACTTGGGTCAGTAATATGTAATCCGATACCAGTGGTTTGTGCACCACCTAGAATACTCATTATTGTACCAGTCACAGTTGTAGCTCCAGCAATATGGAAGGCTCCTAGGGTATCTGCTGTTGAAGTGAAAGCACCAGTCAATCCGAATGAATAAACTCCATTCGTTGCAACTGCACCTGCTGTTGAAGAAGTAGCTCTAATCAACGAACCACTTGTCATTCCAGTTGTACCTACAATTGACAAAGCAACACCATTTATCATAGCTGCTGTTGTAAGTTTTACTAGAACAGTTTCATCAGTTGCTGCAGTTTTAAATTCTGCAATAACTCCTGAAGTTGTTGTTGCTGATGTAGCGTGTTCTACTAACAATAGTCTTCCTGTTGAAGAAAGAGCTGTTGCTGTTGATTTGATGTGTACTCCATATCCATCTGTTAAAGCATCCAGGTCTGCAAGAGTTAATCCAAATCCAGTTGTTATTGCTGAACCTGAGATAGCTAATGCTGTTCCTAATGCTAATGCTCCAGAAGCTGTTACTTTTAAGATAACAGTTTCGTCTGCCGCGGCAGAAGCAAATTCAGATAATGTACCTGTACTTGTTCCTGTTCCAGTGTGATTTACATACAACATTCTACCTGTTGTAGTTAAAGATGTACCAGTTGTTCCTGATTCAATATTTAACATTATTCCAGTTGTAAGAGCTGTTGTACCGATAAGGTTGATACCTTTACCAGTTGTTAAGCCTGCTACTGGAATATATAACACAGTACCTGTGGTTGCACCAGAGGTTAGTGTCATAAATGAAGATGTTGTATTTCCCGTAAATGCAGCACTTCCAGCAAAAACAAATACTGATGCTGTTGTAGCTGTATTGTTTGTAACTGAAAGAGAAGCAGCATTATCTGCGTCTATTACTGTTACACTACCATCAGAGATTGCTACATCTCCGATTGTTAGAGTGATTGAATCTGCTCCGTTATCTCCTGCGAATGTAACCTTATTTGCGATAAGGTCTCCAGTTGCTGAAAATGACCAAGTTGATGAAGTTCCAATAATATCTTTACCAGAACCAGAGTTTGTGATTTGAATCAAATCTCCACTACCAGCACCAGTGTTTGTTATTGTTAGAACATCATTTGAAGCGTGTGTTCCATTAAATGTAAGAGTTGTACTACTTACAGTTAATGTTTTGTCTCCATTATAGATTGCATCCCAAGAAGGTGTACTGCCGGGACCTGAGGAACCTAAAGTTGTAGAAGTAGTTAAACTTCTATAAATTAGATTTCCTGTAGATTCATCGACGTACAACCCATAGGTTAAATCACCAAATGGATTCGCTGTATGCGTATCTCCAAATCTAAGAAGTCCTTCTTTCAAAGTTATATTCTTAGGATTTGAATATGATTTTCCGTTATAAGTCATTGTGTTTAAAGAGATTTTGCATTGTATAGCATATTGATACTATCTCACCCACTACGCTAATCTCTGTTAGCTAATAATACTAAGCTGAAAGACTTGTTGAACCAACCCAACATCTAGCGACATCATTATGTCCAAGATCAAAGATTGTAGTTACTGAAGTTTGAATTTCTTTAGTCTTATAAACAATATTTACAGGATCTACTGTTGGAGCTTGAGACTCAACAAATTGGAATCCTTCTTTGTCTGTAAGAGCTTTTGAAGAATCAAACATAAACCAATAATCAGCGTGTGAAAGATATTCAAGTGCAACGATATTAAATACCTTTGCTCCTGCTCCATCATTATCATTAGACTCTGGGATTTTACCATTTTTGATAGCTCCTAGAATTTCCATTGCCTTGAAGTGGTTTGCTGAATTCTTTCTAACAACTAATGTATCAAGGTTAGCCATTCTTGGATTACCTCTTGGATCTACAAACAATCCTGCTGTTCTATATGCTGCTTTTAATCCAGCATAGTCAAATGGAAGGTTATATGTTGTCCCATCATAAATTACGTTGTTAATGTTAGATCCTCCATCTTCACGAGTATGTGAAGCAGTAAATGCTGCTGCACTATCTCCTCCTGAAATTGTGATACTCTTTGAACCACTTTGTCCATAATGAGTATATGTTGAAGACCAACCATTATCTAGTCTTTCTGCACAAAGCTTTTCCTTTTTACGTGCAATAGAAGCTTTTAATTCTTTTGCTACGTTATCTAAATCTCTTTTCTTAATCCCAAATTTCCCAGTTTGTTACTATTCTTTTAAATTTGACTTAATTTTTTTTGCATAACCATATTTTAATGCCTGATGGTATGCTTTATGTTCTCTTGAAGAAGGAAATATATATAAATTTGATGGATCATTATTTAAACAATTAATATCAATATGATGAACTACTTCTCCCTTTTTCAACCCTCGCTTCATTATTGTTGCAGCAATAATACGATGTTCTGGAAAATATCTTCCATTTATTAATACTGATTTATATTTATTTATATGTGTTTTTCCTCCTTTCCATCTTGGATTTTTAATTCCTTTCATCCCACCTACTAACTGTCTTGGTAAATTAAATTTTCTAACCCAATAATGAATTGTTTTAAAATCTGATTTGCACATCTTTGCAATTACACGTAAAGACATTTGTTTATCTACATATCTTTCTGTAAGCCATTCTTTATTCGAGTATATTCCTTTTGAATAATTCATATAAAGATTTTATCAAATTTCCACATTAAAGTCAAATTTTCAATGAACGGATAAGCCATTTCTGCTTATCTCTGTATGTCACCATACAGCTCGGACTATACTATCATCCTCTTTCGAGGAGCCTCGTCTCTAGTCTCTACACCTTCCTTTTTCAAGGCTTGGCTCGGTATTGTCTCATTACTGAGGTGTTCACCGAATTTACGAAGTTTCTTAAAAGAGCTTACGCTCTAAGAGATGCCGAATTCAACATCATCCATGTGAATGGTATAATTGTTCCTACCATGTTTTGGGTATAAGTTTTATCAAATCCCTGTACTGGGGTATCTGATTGGATTACTCCATTTTCATCAACGAAATCTGCCTCACCAAGACCTGACAAAGAAGAATCTTTATCATAATAATCTGTGGTTGTACGAACATTGAAATACTTTGGGTAATCCAATGCTGGCTCGGAAGACTTAGTAAACATTTTCTGAATAGAAAGATCTACAGTGTCTGCCGCTTGTGCTATGTTGTAAGGTGCACTCATAAATTCTAAACAATTGTCCTATTTATTAGACAGTTGCTACATTGTGATTAGCAAACTTTCCGACTATTTTTGTTGTTGATAATATACCAGTCTGAACGAAGATTGCTTCATCAGTAGTATTGTTTGTTGTATTGTTTACAGCTGTACAATCAGTTAACAACATATGATTGTAGTTATGGTCTGTACTTGCAGTATTACTTGCAGTAGCACTCCATTCTTGTGTTGGGTTAATGATACAGATCAAAAGAGAAGTTGCTGCTGACGTTACTGTCTGCATTGCAACCCCATATAGATTACTTCCATTTGTAGAAGCTGTAGCTGGAATAACATCAACTGAAGTTGATGAAGTATCAAGCATAACAACATCTCCAAGCGTATAAGCTTGAGAAGCGATTCTTACTTTCTTATACTCTGTAACATTAGTGTCCTTAATTAAATCAAAGGCCATAATATTTTATTTTTTAAACTGTTATTGGTTAAAATCTTTTAGTTCTTCTTCAGAAAATCCTTTTAGCATATCAAGCCTAATTCCAGAATTCTGAGAGTCTCTATTTACAACTTTATTTTCTCTAACAGTCGCACCTGAGTGAGAAGCGACTTTTAACTTCTCTTTCGATGCATTGATTTTTTTAATATCTATTGAGGATGAACCATGTAACCCCATATGTACCATATTAAGAACGTCTTTTATAAGTTTTGGATCTTTAGGATTAGGATTAATCGCTTGATAGCGTTCCCTAAATTGTCCCCAAAGTACACCATCCTTATCATTCTCCGGTAAATACTCTGGATGTGAATCTAAGAAAGATTGTAATTCTGTATCAGCATTTTGCTGAAATGACTGAGCCTGTAATTCTGTTTTTTTAACATAACCACGACTAGCCATTAGCTTATCAAATTTTTCTATTTCCACAGGATCGTAATCCGACATTGGATCATCCTCTGATTTTACAAAAATTTCAGCTTCCTTTTTCTTTAACAATTCATCTTTCTGTTCTTCACGAAGTCTAGCTCTAAGTTTTTCATTCGCTATTCTTAGGCCTCTCTCTCGTGGAGTTTCACCATCTACAGGTTTTGGTTCTTTATCTTCAATCAAAGGTAATTCAGGTTCTTCTTCTGTGGGTTGTTCTTCTTCACCCTCACTCTCCTGAGTTTCCTCTTCTTCGTTTTCGCCAGCAGAAGTGTCTGGTTGAGTATCGTTCTCATTTTCATCGACTAGTTCTTCATCTGTTGTTGGTTCAACAGTGACCACGTCAACGTCTTTTACTTCTGGTTCATTTGTGTTGTCTTGCATAATTTTTTACTTCCTATAGATTTACTTCCCGAAGCAGTCTGGAAGATTAAAAAAACAACTCACAGAATGAGTTGAATTTTCCCCCTACAGGTACTAGCGACAATACCGGTAAGGGAGAAAATCAACCCATCCTATTCGTCGCTAGTTTATTAAATTATAAATGTTCATTACTTAATAAGCCATTCAAGTGCTAGTAAACTACCACCGCTTATTTTTTCTTCTCCCAAATCATCAAGTTTAATTTCTGGGATTTCTGCAGTAACTTCTGTAGCTTCAAGCTCTTCCATTTCTGCGATAAACTTTTTTCCATTATCTGTCTTTAATAAAACCTCATACTCTTCTGTTTCTTTTCCATTAGCATCCAGCTTTGCAGTACCATACTTTTTCAATTGTTCGTTTCTTGTATTTTGGTACCCCTTAACATCTTCATCAATAGCTTTTAAAAACTTCACAAATTTAAAACTTACTTTTGCTGGAAGTTTAACTGTTGATAATTCGTTTAATGCTGGGACGCTATTTACTAATTTTAATAGATTCATACTTTTTTAAAAATTAACTAATAATTACCTAACCATATAACCAGTTGATGTTGTTCTTTTTTTAGGAGCAACTTTTTTAACTGGCATTTCTCCACCCCATCCTGTACCATCACTCATTTGTCCACCTACCTTACCTGCATAAGTTGGAACAAACTTTTTAAATTTTGGAATTTTTAAATTGACTGGTTTAATAGAACCAGACATATTTATAGTTTTCAAATCTGGATTAGAATATTTCTTCTTTGCAGTATTTGAAATTGTTTTTACAATTTTTTTAATTTTAGTCATATTATTGTTTCCTATTTAAGTTTTGTTTAATTAATCTATTCCACTTTTTAACTCCTTCAAATCCTTCTTTAGCAACATCTTTTGTTCTTCTATCAGATTTTGCCATAATTAGAGTAGAATAGTCTGTGTTTGAATAATGTAATTCTTTTCTAACTGGAAGTTTCTTTAAAAGATTTTCTATGTCTGTTTTGATAATCACAGTGTATAGTGTTCCTCCTTCTTTTGGATAGAATACTTCACAGTGATCCAAAGCATCTCCTAGAACTTCTTTCGCATCTGCTTCCCACAATGGATTTATCGGATTAAAATTTTGATTTGCTTGGTCTATTTCTTTGTTAACCATAGTTTCGGATGCTTTAACTTCTGGAGTTTTTTGTATTGCTCCCAAAATTGTGTCCATCTTACTACTCAAGGTATTAAATTCTTCCTTTGTAACAAAACTTTCGACCTTTTCTTTTTTTTCAGCACGAGCTTTTACCATTTTCTCAGCAAAAACCTTTTTTTCTTCGTCAGTCATAATATTTTTTTAACCTCGGTTTAAGTTTTACTTGCCCGAGGACGGCAAGAATTATTAATAACTTAATTATACTCCCTCTTCTTTTTTTTGTCCACTAATTTCCGCACGAATTGACTCATCGATAATCGATGGAACGTGTACAATACAATTAACGACCAATTCATCACCTTCTTTGAGATCTTTTGTAACTTTTACACGATGTTGCCTCTCATATGGCTTCATTTCTTTCCTCGTTACTGGGATCATATCCTCCTGTTGTTCTGGTGTTGCTAGAACAAACATCATGGCAAACAAATCTGACCTCTTAATATAGGCTTCTTTACCATCAAAGAGTAATTTAATATACTCCGTAAGAGTTTTATCCCAATTCACCTCCATTTCTATGCTATGTTTTTCAGTTGAATAGTCTTCAAACACAGCTGTGTTCTTTTGTTTCATCATTTTGATACTTCATTCTCTAAAATGTTAAAAAAGTCTTCCAATCCTCTTATTTTTGCTTCCTTCTGTGCAGTATTCCACACTGTATTAAACTGATCTTCTGCTTTTACCGATTCTTGACTCCAAAGATCGACCACTTTGTTTTTCACTTCAAGCATTTGCTCCCAACCAGCCTGTTGGGCTATATGTTTCAAGGCACTTCTTTGATTTTGTGTAAGTCTTATGTCTAACATATATTATCTAAATAGTTTATTAATCATTCCACCTAATCCACCCATCGTCGATTTATTTTGTGGACTTGATATTTGCCCCTTCGGTACAACTGTCTGTGCTCCTGTCTGTCCAACCCCACCTTTACTCTGTAAGGTCTGGCCATTATTAGGTATCATTGCCCCACCACCTTGTTCCTCTTCCATAGGTTGTCCATCTGGGCCAACAAAAAGTGGCTGTTCTTCAGGCGGTACCATTTCTGGCGGTATCAACCAAGAGTCTGGTAGCCAGTCCTCTGGTTTCTCGTGATTTACCTTCAACATTTGAGTCGCTGCTTTCTTTACAAGTTCTGGAGGCATTTGGAATAGTGGTACCAACATATTGAACATCTTATCCTTTGTCTGTTGGTCTATAATCTCCGATGTTCCCACCAAAGATTTTGGAATAACTTTAAACATTCCTCTCCAATCAAGATCAATAGGAGAAATATCTTTACCAATCCTAAAAAATTGAGACTCTTTAGACTCATAAAGTTGTCCGTCACGATTCTCCAAATGTAAAGCAAGCTCTGGATAATATTGTGCCATAACACCTCCAGTAGATGGATTCATATTAAATCCTCCATTTTCCATTCCAGCCTCAGCTTCATATTCGGCCATCTCCTGTTCACTAGCGAATTCCTTTACCTCAGGAGTTGAGTATAGTTGCTTAGCCCACGATAATGTTAAGTAAGCATCTTGTTCAATAGCATAAGAAAGGTTTTCTAATGGGGTCTTCAATCTCTTCAATGATGACTCTCTAGCAAGTTGGATCTCCCCAAGTGTTTTCCCTGTGACATCTCCTTCCAAAGTAGGACTAATCCCTGTATTGCTGTCCATCCTAGCCTCTTGCATCTTTAGTCCCTCATAGGCGTCACTTCCAGGCCCCGGAATTTCCATCCATTCCATCTTTCCATTGATAGCCTGACGTGCCTTGCCCGGTTCAATCTGTATAACACCATCTCCAACCACAGAAGAAGTCCCAGTGTAGAATCCAAATTTCATAATTGACAATGTTAACTGGTCCGATGTCATATTGTTCCACTTATCATATGTAGCCTTATCTTGCATTATTATCTGCCATATTGATACTCCAATAGGATCTGTTGAAGTCTTAAGCAATAATGGTGCGTGCCATATGTCTAAGTACCCATCGTCGTTTGGCAATGGACAAGAATGAAGCACAATCTTTGCTTTGGGAACTACAATCACAAATAGATCCTTAACCCTATTCTCATAGAATCCAATAGTAACGAGATCCTTTCTGTCCTTTCCTTCCTCCGTCTTATTCTCCTCATCTTCGTATGAAACCTTACAATCCTTTGGAACATATTTCCAATTACTATATTGCCCGAATTCCAACTCCGCCTGATCATAAGAGTAATCCAATTCAAAGTAACAATCATTTGTAGAATAAGTATCATATGGTTTAGAATTCTCATCTATCCAAGTTCTATAAGGGTTCAAGTTATCTCTTGCAATATCATTAAACCATACCAACTCCTTATCCTCATACTTATTATTCTCAGGATTCTCTGTATCAATCTCCGTCAATATACTCTTCTTGTACTTAATAATCCTAGGATATGTTCTCCCAACAGCCCATCCATACTTAAACAAATTAAATGCAAACTTCTTCAAGTTCTCCTTTCCATTTGAAATATGCCAGCTTCTCTTCCATATCGAGTAGGCCAGTTCCGTTCTTTTCTCAAACTTTTTAAACAGTGGGACCAGCACAGCGTCGGGGTTATTATCAATTATCAACGCCAGTGCAGTTTGAATTTTAACCAACAATGTTGGGGCTGAATTATTAGACCTCCAATTATCTCTCTTATCACCAATCTCTACCATCCTACTTCTCAACCCAGTATCCTGATCCTGCTCAAATCTCTTACCAGCCTGTCCCATTTCCAACTCATGCGGGACATATTCAACGTCCGCCTCCTTCCACAACTTCTCCGCCTTACTCTGAGCACGAAATGCTTTCATCTCCTGTACTCTCTTATCAACATATTTTAACACCTCTAGTTCATCCTTCGTTGGAGCAAAAGTTCCAACGACCACCTCCTTATTTAAATCCTTTGTATTGTATATCATGTACTTGTGCGTTAAGACCTTTGGTCTTAACGTCTATAACTATAATCAAACCTCGACCCCTCTTCTAATCCTTTTAATATATTTTGTATCTTTGTCATTGGGACTATAGACTTCTGATCTCTCAATGTTTGTAACACATACCTCAGCTCATCCAATGCATCCAAATGTTCCGCCCCCTCCCAGAATGCTTTGACATCCTCCGGATTCTTATCATCATGCATGGCCAACGGCAGTGTCCTAGCTAAATTATAGCACGTCGAGAAGATTTTCAATCGTGGTTCCCCAGTTTCTTCATTCACACGAAGAAACTGATGTACGATATTCCATCCCACCAACCGATGCTTATCCGCTGGTATCAAATCATCTACCCCATTCCTCTGGAAAATCTCCGCCTGACTCTCCGGCATTCCCAACTTAGAAAAAGCACCACCATCAATAATCGTGTACTTAATATTGAAATCCTTTCCCATCTCCGCAATCTGCTGTGCATGCTGATCCGTATCCAACCCAGTCTTATAGTGCTCCCGTATAACATAAACACAACCATCGTTATCAATGGTATAGAGATGGCTGGATGTAGTCCCCGATCGTCCTGAGGGATCAATCCCCCGTATAATCGGCCAATGTTCCGGTATCTTAAATGGTTCCACAATATGCTTGTCCTTGTTCCATTCCGTAAAGAACATGCCCTCAAACGTATCCCAGTCTCCATCAAGGTAAGCCTTCCTAAGTTTCTCTGGTAATGACTGCAATGTCTTAATGTAACTCTCCGCCAAATGCGGATTATCCGTAGGTCTCGCAGGAACATATGCGAACTGTTCCGCTTCCTCTTCGGTAGGTGGAAAATTTCTATCTATCCACAATCTCTTCACAAACTCGTGTCCAATACCCCCCGGGTTTGTAGCTGCAATAAACTTTGGATTAGGAATACCCGTCCATCTTAAACGAGAACGTAGCCTATGAAACTTAATTTCTTCCGACTGTGTTAATTCCTCCACCGCGATAATAGCAAACTCGGAGGAGAGGTATTTTGATGGATCGTCTAAGTTTCTGAGTGCAAGGATGTGTCCTCCAAAGAGTGGGTTAATATGAAAAGCTAAACCATCCGTCTTAGAATCCTTAATAGTTCCTAACCATCGTGGAAATTCTACTTCCATCTTTGAAATCTGTCTATCCTTCAAAGTAGGATAGTCTTCACAAAATAGAACACCGCGAATCCCTCTTAAATTATATTCCTTCCCCCATTTAATCAAAGTCCTCACCATATACCAGCGAAGCCAATAACTCTTGCCTGGACCGGCTGACCCTCCGAAGAGAGTGTATCTGTGTGAGTCGGCAACTTGCGTGGCTTCCAGTTGCTTGGGAGTAAAATGAATTAATTCCTTGAGTGAGACACTTTGTTTAGCCATATTTTTGTTTTATAAATCTACATTCAACTGACGCTCATCAGTTATTTCCATTGACTCCTTTGGTTTACCAATTAATTGATTGAGAAGGTATTCGCCCGTTCCTACATTTGGTTTTTGAGTAAACACAATTCCTTTCTCTGCATCAAAATAGTGCATACCAATAGCTGCGGCAATCTGAGCTTTAATAATCTCATCTTTGGCTTTTGAAATTCGTTTGACAATGTGGGAGCGTTCCTCATGTTTGGTTGCCTTACCTTTTGGTCGTCCTCCTTTGTTTTTTTCTGGAAGAGTCTTTAACACAAAAGGCCTCTTATACGCTATTTCCATTATGTTTTTCTGGTCTTTGGTTTCCATATGTTTGTTAGTTTTAATATGTTTAGAATAAGTTTTTTATAATAATTATATTATATGTTTTTGGTGAAAAAAAGTCAAGCGAAAAGTCGAAAGTTTGAATATTTTGGCTGGGGTAGGTATACTCAATTCAACATATTTTTTTTTCTGTTTTATCTCTTAACTCTTTTATTTAGTAGTATATATTTTAATGGATACAGATACAAGAATACCAATACAAAAAAAATAAAGGACTATCCAATGAGTACATTGGATAGCAATATGGTCGGATGACATAGTCAAGCCGAGCATGGTGAATGGGGGCGGGGGGGTCTGTTTGTAGCCTATCATGCCCGCCATAAACCTTGACACCATAACGGGAATTTATTGTATAATATGACACCATAACGGGAATTTATTGTATAATATGACACCATAACGGGAATTTATTGTATAATATGACACCAACATAACCCCGTCCACAAAAGACACACCTTTAAAAGGTGTGTCCGTATGTCCGCCAAATACCCTTATTTTATAACGTTTTCTAAAAAACGGACATACCGACACACCTGTTTCCTATATATACCCAGATTGTGCTATTTATACCCCCTTACTGGTGCTATACCATATGGGGGGTACTATTATATATAATATATATTACTCTTATATAGTATATAGTATGTCTAGTATGTATATCATCAATATAGTGTTATTTTTAACCATTTAATATCCCACACCCCCTGTGTGCCTAGTATGTCCAAAAGCCCCAAAGGTATGTCCGCAACATTGACAACCATAGATATTTATGTCATTTCTATATATTTCATTGACAATAATATATAAAAGCATATACTTATATATATGAGAACATTTATTGGTATAGCAAAATTAGTAGTTTTATTAGTATTATTCGCAACATGCCTTATAGTCGGAGGCATATATGGGTGCGAACCACACGATCCTAAACCATCGTGTAATAGATAATATGAGTATACACATCATTGGCAACCACAATACAGGCTTCCAAGCAGTAGAAGCCAAGCAAGTTAGTTGCCCTGTATATTTCAGCAATGGATTGATATCAGGATATGAGGATAAAGAAGCAAGATCCCACATATCCGCAGGTGCTACCATTACCGAAACATTATCAAACGCAATTAGTCGCAAATTAAGAACAGTATATCTTTCGGAATCTGCGTCTAAATGGCTAAAACAATATTTAGCCACAAGGAAGGATCCATTTAAGCCATTATTCGTAAGGTATAGCGGAAAAGTCATGGAAGAAAATGACCCGACTGGTGAATCTTTACGATTAACTCCGAGATCAATTCAACGTATGGTAAAAAAATATGCAAGAATGGCTGGTCTATCTGTTGATGTGACACCTCATGTTTTAAGACATTCATTTGCAACTGATCTTTTAATGTCTGGTGCGGATTTGAGGTCTGTTCAAGAACTTCTTGGTCATTCAGATGTTTC